CCAGACAGAATAACAGTTTCATGCTGTCTGTTGATACCGATGGTTCTGATTAGACGCCAGATAAGCATAGTTACCTATTCTTTCTAGGCCACTAACAGAACCCACAATCTGAATTGAGTGATTAATAAGTGGCCTGAAAGATGCTACTTAACTTCGGGAGTGAATTTGTGCCAAACGAGTCTGTCGTTAACGTAGGTTCCGTTGCCCATTTCTTTCGCACAGGCAACAGCATCTTCTCTAAAGAAGAAGATAGAGTGAGTTTGTTTGTGGTCTGCTGATACTACAGTCCAGACACGCACGTTTTCTGTGAACATAATGACCTGCTATTCTAGGCCACTAACTAATCACTCAATTCTACTGGCCGTCCATCTTGACGCTAGTCTGTCGATTCGTGATTATCGGTATTGATAACCACGATTTGTTACTAGTCGACGACAGTCGAGTAGCACTTGTCGATGGTCCAATCCTTTTTTCCGAGACGCTGTTTGTCACGGTAAAGGGTGAGGATGCTGGTGGCGATTGCACGATAACCTGATGCAATCTTTTCACCGTCTGTGACGCCGGGAATCTGCACGTTGTTTTCGTGCAGTCTGGAAATGATATCGTCCACCATTCCAGAACCAGCGGCACGCTGACGAAGGATACGGTTTGCACCGTAAATCTTCGCAACCTTTGTGTCAATCTCATGCTTCTTGAGAAGCGCATCAATTTCACGCTCCGTCAGCTTGAGATATTCCGACACGTCCTGCTTGATTACCAGAGTGCCCTTGCGGGTCTTTTTGGCAACCGGAGTAGCGAATTGCATTGCGTCATACAATCCGCCGGTCTTCTTGCGCTTGAACGTGAACTTGTTCAAGACCACTGAGAGAGTCTTCAGTATTTCGGCCATTTCTGTCTCCTGATTTGAATGAGACAGACAAGCGTCAAGAAAGACGGCCAGTTTTTTCTTACTACGCTAGGTTCTCATAAAGTGGGCGCTGCTACTGTTTCACTTTTCTGTAGCTACCGGATTGTAGGCCGGTCTTAGACACCCAAAAGTAGTGACCTTCTGGCGTTTCAGGTATTCAATTCTCAGGAGTGTAATGGAACCGGAATAGTCCCCGGACGACACGACACACCTATCGGTAGTGAGAGAAAGGCTAAGGGTAGCCAAATGATGACAGTAACAGAGTGGTAGGACACCACAGTAATCAGAATGATTAGTCTGTCATCACATTCAAGCAACAACTACTTGCTTGAACATGAGCATCATACCCCATATACCCGACGCAGAGAGTCTCATCTGACCTTCCTGAGGGGATGCGTGAAAGCACTAACAAATATGAACAAATATATACTTTTAAGCTACAATCAAAAGGAACTATTAATCCAAAAATAAACTGAATAAAGGGTTTAGAACAGTCCCTAAATTGTCCTCACTTCGTGTGGCCCAAAAATAGCGAATTTACTGAGTAATTTCGCCGATTTGACAAGCTAGTAAAGGTATGAGACAATCGCGCGTGCGTGAGGGAATTTTAACACTTTATCTTAATAACATGTATATCTCACCTGAACAACTTAAAGCTAGACTCTCAGGACAGTCGAACCTCGAATTGAAGAGGCGAGAAGGTCTAGGAAAAAGACCTGAGCTTCCAAGAGAGATGAAGGTTCTAGCTGGAGCTCTTGCACAAGTAGACTCGCAACAAAATGTTGCTAAAGCATTTGGTACGAGTCAAGCTAATATAAGTAACATAGTTAATAATCAAGAATTATCTTCTGATATAGATGCGGCCGCCCGGCCCATCAAGAAAGAAATCTCCACTAAAGCCCTCGACATTTTAATGACCTCCCTCGAAGTAGTTGATAGAAAAGTAGATAAAGAAACTGCAAAGGAAGCCTCCTCTATTGCCCGTAATATGGCTGCGATAGTTAGCGAATTCTCTCCGGACGGACGTAAAGGAGAAGGATTCGCTCCTAAAATTCTAATTAACATTCATGGCTCTAAGCAGAAAGATGAATCTGATTACGATGCCATTGAAGTAGAGGCCATCCGATGAAATCTTTAGTTGATGCTCTTCAAAAAGAGACTCTTGGAGATTCCAAGACTAAAAAGAAGGAAGAAAGATATAAACTTGGTATAGGTCCCGGAAAAGGGAAAGCTACCAAGAAAGGTAATAAGAATAAAGATAAATCATTATCTCCTGTTACTAACTCTCGTATGATGAAGCTAATAGGAGCCAACTAATGGCCCTTCGAGCTTTACAATTAGGCGACCCTACTTCCATTCTACAGAATGAAGTCTTTGCTTTACCTGCTGCTCTTTGTCAAATTGCAGCTACGGTAGCTTGTGAAGTCTCTGTAAATGGAACGGTTTGGACAGCTCTAGCTAATGAGGCTACCACAGCCGCAGCTTTTATTCGTTGTCCAACTGCTTCCTCAATAGTTATTGCTAAAAAAGCTGTAGCAGGTGGCGCTCAATCTCTCCTTTCTCTCGCTCTTAGCTCTCCTCCTGCACCTTTACTCGACAGAGTTCTAGTCTACGTAGATAAGAACGCTGCTGGTAAGTATCGTTTACGTGCAAGATTTCCTTCTGGAGTTTCTGCCAATATTGTTGTTGAACCCTAGTTAAAGGAGTCAAAGTGCGAAAATGTTTATTTATTCTATTGTGTGCGGCTCTCTGCACAGCAGCCTCATGCGAGGTAAGGATTAATGGAAATGGTCCGGACGGCCAGAATAATAACCCAGTTACACCAACTAATCCCGCGCCAGCGGTTATTAATTCTTTCACGACCGATAATGCTTTCATTACATTAACTCAGTCAACTACGTTACGTTGGTCTGCAAGTGGAGTTTGTAGAATCGAGCCAACTGTTGGCGATGTTCCTAATACTGGTAACACTCCGATTACTCCTACGTTCACTACGACGTATACATTAAGTTGTTCTTCTAACTCACAGACTGTAGTTAGGACAGTAACCGTTACAGTTCGATGATTGAAGTAACGTCGGGAATTGAGAAAGAATGGACTCCGACTAAGAAGCAGCAAGAGTTCATAGCACTTCCTTTCACTATCTTCGAGGGTTTATACGGTGGTTCAGCAGGAAGTGGTAAAAGTGAGATACTTTTAGTTCTTCCCCTTATATATGGATTTTATGAACATCCTCTTTTTAAAGGACTTATTCTTCGAAGAACATTTCCGGAACTTGAATCCGAAATTATTCTCCGCAGTAAAGAATGGTATCCCTCTGTCGGTGGAGTTTATAACGAATCCAAAAGGCAATGGACATTTCCATCAGGTGCGCTTATTAAATTCGGACACGCCGATAAAGAGCAAGACGTTAGAAAATATGATACGGCTCAGTACAATTACATCGCTTGGGACGAATCTACTTCATTTACTGGATTCCAATATGAATACCTTTCAATGTCCCGAGCAAGAAGCAGAACAACAGATTTGCCGGCAATTATTCGGAGTGCGACTAACCCCGGTAACGTAGGTCACACTTATTTCCGTCAGAGATTCGTTGACCCATGTAGGCTCGGAGGAAAGATATTAGTAGATTCTAGGACTGGCAAGAAAAGAATATTCATCCAAGCAAGGATTACTGATAATCCTCATATTCTTAAAGCCAATCCTACTTATATACAACAGCTCGAATCATTACCTGAAGCAGAAAAGCGAGCTAAGCTCCTCGGAGATTGGTACACTTATCAGGGGCAGGTCTTTAATGAATGGCGACTTGAGCCGCTCTCTGATGAGCCAGATAATGCAAGACATGTTATTGAACCATTCGAGATTCCGAACTGGTGGCCGAAGATTGTCGGAATTGATTGGGGGTTCAAAGCATATACTTGGGTTGGTTGGGCGGCCCTATCTCCAAAAGGCCGCACATTTGTATACCAAGAATATGCGGAGAAAGAAAAGAAGACTGCCGAGTGGATAAATGATTTCATTAACTTGACCGGGGAGCACGCACAGGAAGTTAAGGGAATTAGAATATGCCACTCGGCAACTCAGCAACGCGGAGAAATGCAAACTATTCAATCTCAGTTACAGAAGGCTTGTAACGCTAATCATTTCAAGTGTGGAGTAGTTCTTGGAGAAAAGGCTCGTGTAGCAGGTAAGCTTTTAGTTCATGAATATTTACGGTGGCGGCCGAAAGCAGATATACAACAGTACTTAGAACCTTATGATGCAGAATTCGCTGACCACCTCTTTAGAAACAAAGGAACTAAGGCTTATGAGAATTACGCAAGTGCTTATAAGCCACAAGAACCAGAAACGAATATACCTAAATTGCAAGTCTTTAACACTTGTCAAAAGTTAATTAATACAGTCCCTGATTGCATTTACGACCAAGTTAATACTGAAGACGTAGCTGAATTCGCTGGTGACGACCCTTATGATGGTTTACGAATTTTACTCTCTGGAGTAAAAGAATATCTAATCAAAGACGCTGCTGAAATGGAAAGGTTAAAGGAAGTTGATGCTGCAATTTCTCAGACAACTGATATTACGAGCATGTATAGGAAGCTGGAACATCTTGAGGCGAAGTCTCGTCGCGTTTCGACGACTCGTAGACGCCGTTTCTCAGTGTCCCACATGCGTCGTCACTAATAAGTGGAATGAAGAATTAAAGGCTGAGAATCATTATCTTAAGAGTTTACTTTTAGAACCACCTGCGGTGCAAGAGAATAAAGTAGAGCAGCCTTTTAAGAGTTTCAAGCGGCCGTCTTGGAAGGAAGTTCAAGCTGGTCTTGCGAAAAGAGCACATAAAGTGCATAAAGAATTTGAAGCTCCAACGGAAGTTGAGTAATGGAAGACTTAACTGTAGCTCCATCTACTCCTAATCCTCCAGTTGACCCTGTAGGTCTTGAAGATAAGCAAGACCCTAATCTTCCTATCTCTGAGGAGTTACAAGGAGAAGTTCTACAAATCTTAAGGATTTGCGAAAGAGAAGACCAAGGCGTTTACTGGGCCATGATTCAGAAATGGGCCAGATTAGAGTATTATTTCAATAACATTATTGCCTTATTCTGGGATGCTGGAATGGGAGGAGGACTTGGTGGGTGGAGAATTCCCGACTGGGATTCATTGGAAAACGATGACGACCTTAATATTCCTCCTCGTATTATCGCTATATATAGAGCACACGCTGAAGCCATTATTGCTGCTTTATCAACAACTGTCCCTTCGGTTGTATTCTTTCCAGATGATGCAGAGAATCCGCTCGATATTGAAGCGGCCGACGCACACTCGCAAGTTTCAGCATTAATTCAGAAGCATATTAAAGCCCCAATGATTTTCATGCGGGCTTTAGCTGTATTTTTCAATCACGGCACTATCTTCGCATATAACTATTATAGAACTGACGAGAAATACGGAATCATTCATAAGCCGAAGATTGAAACTATTCAGATTCCTGAGTTTTCTAATACCTGTCCAGTTTGCGACTATGAATATGGACAAACTCCTGAACCTATTTTAGAGCCACTTCCTTGTGACCAGTGTGGTCAGGTTGCTCCTCCAGTTTCTCAGCCTGTAATGGCCGAAATGGAAGTTCAAACTGGAGTTGAGAAAGTTAATAAAGGTAGAGTTCTAATCGACGTATTCGACCCTCGTTCAGTTAAAGTGAGCATCTATGCAAAAGAGCAAGTTAATTGTGGCTACCTCTTACTTAACTTCTCTCAGAACGTTGCTTATGTTCGGTCATCTTTTCGTGACAATAAGATTGGCACATACACCAATCAGGATTCGATGGATTGGGCACGCAACTCTACAAACTATTTTGGAGCCGCACCTGAAAACGTCGCCTCAGTCAAATGTCTTTGGCTTCGTCCTTGGCAGTTTCATATTCTTGGTGACGGAAAAGAAAAAGAAATTAACGAACTTCTCGCTCTTTATCCCGAAGGCTGTTATTGCATCTTCATTAATGATGAACTTAAATATATTACAAAAGAAGCGTTGGATGAGCACTGGACAATCTCGATTAGTCCTCTATCATCCTTTATACATGGAGAACCACTTGGAACTAACCTTGCCACAGCCCAAGATATACAAGCAGAGATTGATGAATTAAGACTCCAGACTGTTGAGCACGGTATTCCTGAAACATTCGTCAAGCCTGAAGTCTTAGACTTAGACGAATATAATAAGAGTATGGCGCGGCCGGGCTCAGTTACCTTAACTAAAGGAAGCGACCCCGGTAAATCTCTTGGAGAGGGCTTCTTTCAAACTAAGACTGCTACGCTCTCTTCAGAGATTGAAGTTTACAATAAAGATATTACACAAAGAGCACAGTTCGTAACAGGTTCTTTCCCTTCAATCTATGGAGGCTCGCTTGAAGGTGGAGGTGGAACTGCTTACGAATACAAAAAATCAAATGCCAACGCCCTTCAACGTCTTGGTATCACTTGGAAGGTTATTGCTGAGTTTTGGTGTGATGTTATTACTCGTTCCACTTCTGAGTTCATTTCTTTTATGGAAGGTGATGAAAGATTCACCGCCAAAGAAGGCTCTGGATTCAAGAACGTCAACATTAGTAAAAAGGCTCTTGACACTGGTAAAGTCAATCGAGCTGAACCTGAATTAAGTGACCAACTTCCAGTAACTTGGGAGCAAATCAATCAGGTTGTTACTAACCTGATGCAGATGAACTCTCCTGAGATTAATGCCGTCCTATTTGATGCTAATAATGCTCAGTTGATGAAAAAGGCAGTAGGACTTCACGACCTTTATATTCCGGGTGAGGAGGATAGAACTAAGCAATACTCTGAGTTTATTCAGTTAAGTCAAGCTCAGCCAATGCCAATGATTCCGCCCGAAATACAGCAGCAATTACCTCCCGGCGTTGACCCGATGACTTTACTTCCGCCCGGAGTAGACCCTGCAAGTCTTGGCATTCAGATGCAACCATCTGTTATGCCTGAACCTATTGATAATCATATGGTTCATATGCAGATTCTATCTGCAATTCTAAATAGTCCAAGAGGTCAGAAGCTAAAGGCAGAGAATCCCGCTGGTTATCAGAACTGTATGTTGCACTTTGAAGCACATCAGATGATGATGCCGGCCCCCGAAGAAACAGAAGAAGGCGAAGAGAAACCAAAGGAAAAGGAACAAGCAAATGGCTGATACTACTACTCCGTCAGGAACTAATATTGATACTTCTCGTCCTACCGGCGCGGCCGAAATGGACATTCTTAATGCTGATGATAAACCCGAAGGTGATGTTGAAACCTTTGAAGGTGACAAAGAAGAAAACGAGGAAGTAGATGAATCCGCCAGCGAGGAAGAAACCGACGAGATTGATGAGCCGGATTCTGATGATGAAGAATCTGGAGAGGATTCCGAGGACGATTCCGATGATAGCGAAACTGGCGACATTTCGCTTTATCAGGCAATTAAGAAAGGAAATCCAGAGTTATTCAAGAAATACCCTGAGCTAAAAGCTACTATCTTCAGGGAACAGAGATATACTACTATCTATCCGACAGTAGAGGAAGCTGAAGTTGCAAAAGAACGTAACGATACTTTCGGAAAGTTAGAACAGGATATCCTAGAAGGTAATCCTGCTGAGTTACTTAAGGCTGTTGAAGCAACAGATAAGGCTTCTTTAGGAAAGCTCGCTCATAACATATTACCTGCACTATTAGAACAGAATAAGGAACTATACACGGAAGTCATTGCACTTCCTATTAAGAGGGCTATACAGCAGGCATACATTCAGGCGAAGAAGAACGGTAATAACAACCTGATGAACTCTGCTCTCTATTTGGATGATTTCTTCTTCGAGGGTGACGGAATTGGTAATGACCCGAAACTTAATACTGCCCCCAAGAAGTCCAAAGAGAAAGACCCAGAAGTTGAGCGCCTTGAGCGTGAGAGAGACGAACACGCTGAAAGAATCCGCGGCGAATTTAATGATAGCGTTATCGAATCGCTACGATTCAAACTCAACAAAGAAATTTCTGCTACACTAGAGCAGTATGAATTCGACGGTTACAAACGAAAGAATGTCGCCCGTGACATTGAGAACGAAGTCAACAATATCATGGCTGCTGATGCAAGATATCAGGCAAGTGCTCGAAGTCTCTACAATCAAGCAAGTTCGGCTAAGTATACCAGCGATTGGAAAGCTAGAATCATATCCTCGTACCTAGCACGAGCCAGAGCTGTATTACCTATTGCCAAGAAAAAAGTTATAGAGGAAGCCACTGGTCGGAGACAAGCGCCTCAAGAAAAGAAGCGATTAGTTCCGACTAATCTATCCACTCAAACTCACCATAGTTTGAATGCTAAAGATATTGACCGTTCTAAGACAACCGACAGAGATATCTTAGACGGCAAAATCACATTCAAAAAGGGGAAATAGGTAAATGGTTAATTCACAGTCGGTTCTCGCGACTGAAATGGAGAAAGTCACCAAGAAGGTGCCTGTTCTCTATGACTTAGACGACCTTTTCTATACAGAAATTGAAAAGCGTCCTGTCGAAGTTATTTCAGAACGCGATATGCGTATCCCAATGAATCTCCGTCCGGGAGGCTATTTCGGCTATTACGAGCCGGATGGTGGAGATTTAGGTGTTGGTTCTGGCCCAGATTGGCAGAAGGGTGTCATTAATACTAATCACTTTAAGATTGGTATTCAGTGGACCAAGAAAGCCGAATGGGGAACTGATTCTACTCAGAAAGCGGTAATTAACACCTTCCGCGAGCTGATGAGTAAAGCAATGCCAGAGTTCCGTAAGCAGAGTGACAATCAGTGTCATACTGCTGGTAACGGAGTTATCGGCGTTGTTTCTACTTCCGGCGCCGGTCCGGGTGGAACTACTGAGTTAAAGCTTAATACAGATGGATACGAAATCCGTCTGCTTAGGTTTGGTCAGCGTGTGAATTTCTACAATTCCACAATGGCAACTCAGAAGACGGTAAATCCGTCCAAGATTGTCTACTACGATGTGAATACAGCTATTATTCGTATTCTCCCCGCAGTAGCAGGCTTGGTTGGTGGTGATGTGATTGTTCCGGAAGGTCTGAATGGCCCAACGCCTACTGGCTTATTCGGTATTCCCTATCACATCTCTAATTCATCCGTCGGTCTGTGGCTTGGTTACGACCGAGCAACTACTCCGGAAATTCGTGCAAACGGTGTTGACGCTGGTGGTGCTGCACTTGCACTTCCTTTCCCGCGTCTTGCTATTAACCTTATCGGTGATAGGGTTGGTATCAATGAACGCACTAAACTTCAGGCACGTATGCACCCTTGTCAGGTGCAGGCGTATGAAGATTTGGGTCAGCTCGTTTCTATTATCCAGAAGCAGGCATCAGATGAAGCTCTGAACCTTTACTTCTCGGATAACATCCGGATGGCTGGTGCGCCTGTTAAGCAGGATTATTCGAACGACAAAAAGCGCATCGACATTATGAAGATGGAAACATGGGGTCGTGCTGAGTTACATCCAGCAGGATTCTATGAGGTAGATGGACGACGTATCTTTGAGATGCGTGGTGCATCAGGCGGAGTTGCTACGAGCCAAATCTTCTACATTGTGGCTTCGTGGAATCTCTATACCGATAACCCGGCCGCGCAGAGCTACATCTATAATCTCGCGGTTCCAACAGGTTATATTCCTGCGTAGTTAGTGGGGGGCAGAATAACGCCCCCTTCTTTCTAACTCTTTTAGGAGAAAACGATGCCCGAACAGGATTACTTAGCATTTCAATCGCCGGGTTCACCCGCGAAGTGGCCGTCGAATGAAAACATGAACGTAGTTCCATCAGCAGCAGGTTTGCAGCCTGTTCCGACTGGTTACATCACAACTGTAAGTGGTGCATTGGCAATGACTTTAATTCCATTGCCGTGGCCGGGATTTAGTGGAACTATCGTATTTATTCCTACGGGAGCTTTTACGGGAGCTACCGGAGGTGTTGCAACTGCTGTGAATAAGCCAATCGCAAAGGCTTTCACAGCTGTTGTTGGGCAGGCTTTAGCTCTGACGTATTCTAGTGCGTCAGGTATGTGGCACCCAAGCATCTAGTAAAGGAAGGAGGGGGTAGAAATACTCCCTCCTAACTTTCATGTCTCATAAGAAAAAAAGAATAGATTTAAGGAGAGAAGTCGATTACGATTCTTTCCAGAAAGCTCTTGGGATTGAGTCAGAAAATGTCTCTCCTGAGATTAAATTAAAATTACCCGGAGATAAGAAGATTCCGGAAAGAGAAACATACAGAGAAAAAAGAGATAAAGCTGGAGGTCTTCATCCCCATCTTCAGGTTCAATTAGATGCTATTCGAGATAAAGATTGGGCAGAAGAAGATGCTAAGCATATGAAGTGGAATCAAGTAACTGTTAAATCACCACTTCATTATCCTAGTCAAATGAAAGGGGTTCCAAGACTTCCTTTTGGTTCCGGTCGCCCACTAAATAAGAAGAAAAGATAATGGACGCATTCGATATTAACGCTAAACTCATTCGGCTTCATGGGCACGATACTGTCTATGAAGTGCCTGTTTGGAGATTAGTGTGGTCTGATTTAGAGACCATTAAAAGGTATTCTACTTATGAAGATATTACACCTTCTGGTATATACTTGGGAACCAAGACCGGTATCAGGGAACATAAAAAGTACTGGTATCTTAAACCATGTTGGGCCTTAGAGCGTATTCAACACGTTCAGGCTAAGGGCATACATAGTGAAGTAAATATGCCCTACACTTACGAACTTGTCTATGCTTTCTTAGATAAGAATAACAATCCTTTGCCACTTGCTTGGGCACCGATTGAGTTCTTATTAAAGGTTTGGGCAGAAGCTGAGCGGACGCACTTAGCTACATATCCTGAAGTTGTAGCTAAGAAAGAAATTGAAGACGTTAAGATTTGTCGTGATATTCTAGAGGAAGAAGACCCGAAGGAACAACCTACGTTTAAGGATTCAGTTTACGTAAAAGAGGGAGAAGTTAAATGAATCAGCACGGTGCAACGATTATCTCTATCTGTCCATTTCCGATTGATGAATTTAAGCCGGGTATCATTCCGTCTAATTTCCATGTTGATGCTGCTAAAGATGGAGAAGTTCAAGTTCTAAACATTGGAACTAATGTAGTCTCTCGTATGCGCGTTCCTGTAATGGGAAACACTATTGATATGTCTATTCCAGCTATGACGGTTGCAAGAGCTATCGTCGAAGATAGGAATACTGGACAGCTTTATTATAGTCCAGAAGCAAAGCCCGGCCTTTTCTTTGTAGAGGGAACTTACTCTAGAGAAGAAGCAAAGTTTAATTTTCAGAAGGAAATTGAAGAAGCTAACCGACTCCAGAATAATTGGTTTGAGCATCTGGTTAAGTTAGCTGACGATGATTGGGCTAAATCTAAGCAGCATCGTTATATCTCAGATACGCAGAGATACGCTGCTAGGAAGCTCGGACTTACGAAGGATTGGACATTTACTGCTACGGATGCAGCTGATAAGCGTTGTGCGGCTTGCTACTCTCCAATGCACGCATTAGCTATCATTTGCCCGACTTGTAAGACTAATCAGATTGAATTTGCTAAAGGATTAGCTTCAGTTCCGCCTGCGGCTATTCAGAATCAAGTAGCAAAGGCAGCTTCTCCTACCTCTCCAGAGCCTAAGACAAAGGTATAACATGGCCGCCATTGGTGATGTGTTCGATAAAGCTCGTGCAGTTCTTAACGACACCCTTGTTTTAGGTGGAACTATCTACAATAATGGAGCATTATTACCTCTTGTTAAGATTGCTAACGATGAGCTTGGAGATTATCTCATTACTAATGGCGTCACTGTCCAAAAGCAGGTAGTTAAGGATATTTTAGTTCCAGCAGGAATAACTGAGCTAGATATTCCTAGTGACCTTGTAAATCCAATTACGCTTTATGAGAAAGCGCAAGGAGCACCGAATTCAGATTATGATAAAATGAACGAGAAAGTTTGGGACCCCAATGTTCCTCAAACTACCGCTCTTCATGTTTGGGTTTGGAGAGACCAAAAAGTTCTATTCATTGGAGCTACTACTCCTAGAATGGTTCGACTTGACTACAATAGACTTCTAGCCGATATTGTTGATGAAAATAGTCAAGTCGAAGTTATTGGCTCTACTAACTTTCTTGGATTTAGAACAGGTGCATTAGGAGCAAGACATATCGGAGAGAATCCAGTAAAAGCTAATGAGTTAGATTTGGAAGCAATCCGATTCAGAGATAATTTGCTTCAGATTGGAGTGAGGAAGAACCAAGCACATAGAGGTCGTCGGCGGCCGTTTCGATTACCGTTCATGTCCCGTTACTATTAACCTTGTGATTCGAAAGAGTCACTTTCCAAAGGATTGGTTATGGCAAAAGGTAGTGTTTGGGGAGCATTAAGAGCAGCAGCAGCGTTTGGAGTTTTCCATCTAGTTGGTCCCATTGTTCCTATCAATGGAACTACTGGAAAGGGAGTGGCTGGTAAGGGTTGTCTCTATACCAATCACAACACCGGAAACCTGTATAAGAATACAGGAACATCTGACAATCCAACGTGGGTTGAAATTACCTAGTTTTTAGGAGAGGGGAAGTTACTAACCCTCTTACTTAAATGCCAAAAACTAGCTTAGAAATTCACACTCCTGTAGAGATTAAAGAGTTCAAAGGTCTTTGGGCGAATGGTAAGCACGATACCGTTCCTCAAGGATATATGCAGGACTGTCTAAATGTAGCTATTCCTAGTTCAGACGAGATTTTTACTCGTTTTGGAATGGACTCTATCTACGTAAAACCGAATATTCGGAGAACTTTCTTCTATAAGAGACTGAATGAAACAAGCAGGTACTTGGTTCTTGATACTGCTGGTAATTTCTTTGATAGCCTTTTTGCAATACCTCTTATTACCAATGTTGCTTTCGAAGATTTTTCAGTAGTCAATATTAACAATAGAGCTTATATTACCTTTCACGATAGAGTGAAGGGAATTGGAAGTGTTTATGTCTATCAGGGTGATGGAACCATACGACTCGCTGCGGGAACTCCACCATCAGCTTTCGTCCTTTCTGTTGTCACATCGGCGAACGCAGGACATATCGAAGCAGGAACTCATTTATTTGCAATCTCTTTTGAGACGAACACAGGATTCATTACTGCTCCGGGACCAGAAATATTCACAGTCTATGAAGCTCCCGGAGACTTCAAAGCAGTTGTAAGTAATATTCCGATTGGTCCAGCTGGAACAGTAGCCCGTTGGGTTATTGCTACTCAAGTTCAGCCAGATTTTGATGGAAATCAATTAAGTCCAGAGTATTTCTTCGCTCAAAGGATTCCTGATAATGTTACTACTTCAGTAGAAGTAGATTTCTATGATTCAGAATTATACGTCTCAGCAGATTATTTATTCGACCTCATGTCAACGATTCCTGCTGGGACTTTTATCTTCTCTTATCAAGACAGATTGACATTAGGTGGATTTGATAATCCAGCTCACTCTGTTCTTTCTTCTAAGCAAAGAGATTACGAATCATTCGATACAACTCTTTCTAGACTAATCATCGACCCCTCTGATGCACAGAGTGGCTGTACTAATGGTCTTCAATTTCGTAATTCAATGATAATTACGAAGGGTAATAGGAGCTATATTGCTCAAGGAATACTCGAAAATCCATCTGATTGGCCTGTTGATTCATTGGACCCCGGAATAGGAACCCAGTGTTTTGGTATTGCACAATGGATTGACTCAAAAGGTGGAACGACTGAGCGATTCTTTCAGGCGGACGGCTCTGGTATCTTTCTATTTGAGTCTGCTGTTTATAAGAGAAACGAATTCACTTATAACATCGCAGATATTTGGAAGAGAGTTACCCGAACTGCATTTAATAAGGTTCAGTTAGCTTTAGACGTAGAAAATCAGGTGCTTTATGCTGCGGTACCTCTTGACGGAGCTACAGAAGTTTCTCATTTGCTGGCAGGATATTTCAGCGATGCAACATCGAATTACGCCCTTATTGACGCCAAAAAAGTCAGATGGACAATCAATACCTTCCAACAACGTCCATCGTCAATTCTAGTAGATGTTGATTTAGGTGGAAGAGCTACCTTTAAATATGGCTCATTAGACGGTGATGTTCACGAACAGGTTCCATTCCAGTATCTTGATAATGGATTTGTAATTAACTCATTTGTCCATTTCGGCCCGATGCAATTAATGCCCGGATGGGTTCATCATTTTGCAAAGCTACATTTCCGAATTTGGGGAACTGGTGCATTAGACCTTTTTATTGCGGGAGAGGATGGAACATTACCTCAATCTATTGCTAATGCGTTTACATTAGGTATCCTTCCCGGAAGGGAGTTCTCTCGTAAGATTAATTTTATGAATGAGAAGATGACTGTCCGTATTGGAACAGTCAATAATGCTGGAGACCATTTCACTCTTTTCTCTTTAATTGTAGAGATGAAGCCGAAATGGAAATCGCGCGTTGAATAAGAATCAAGGCACGATTAGCAATTTAATCCGTTCTGTTAGTCAGAACGACCCAAAGTTGTATGCAGCCCTACAACTTTTGGTTGATGATTTATATGAAGTTTATGGAGAAGTATTTCCTCCCGGTGGAATTGATGCTGGATTAGATGAGTTTCAAAGAGGAGTTCCAGCTGATGTAATTGGATTTACATTAGAGGCATTCCCTACTAATCTTCAAGCTAGATGGCTTCCTGCTGAGAATGCAGTAGGTTATGAGATAAGAAAAGGAACTAGTTGGTTAACAGCTGATTTCGTCTTATCGACAGCTACATTAGTAGCGAATATGGACCCGATTGTATTAGACTTAACAATCGGAAGCCATACATTCTTAATCAAAGGTATTAATTTTAGTGGTGAGGAGTCAGTCAACGCGGCCGTCGCGGTATTAGTTGTTCCAATTATTCCCGGTCCAATTCTAACGGGAACAGTTATCGGTAATAGTGCTCTTTTAAGCTGGGCCGTCCCACTCTCTACTTGGAGAATTAGATTCTATAACGTCTTTCAAGATGGAGTTCAGATTGCTCAGATTGACTCTAACTTTCTAGTAGCGTCAGTCTTAATTGGAGGAACTTATAGTTTTCAAGTTCAAGCTCAGGACATTGTAGGTAATTTAAGCGACTTATCTGCAAGCATTGAACTAGAGTTAGATGACCCGATTGACTTATTCTTCATTAACTCATTCTTTGCGAATTACAATGGAATCTATGTAAGAACAAAAAGAGGATTCTATAACGCAACAGAGGGAGTGCTTGGACCTATTGATGATGTTAAGACTTGGCAGACCCACTTTACATCACAAGGTTGGAATACAATTCAAGACCAGCTTAATGCTGGATTCCCATACTATCTTCAGCCAACTGTATCAGATGGCTATTATGAAGAGAAGTTTAACTTCGGTTCTATCTTTAATAACGTAACGATTGTTGCAGCATTCTCATCTTTTAATATAATTGGA